GTCTTGGGTATGTCATTTATTGAACCGCTAGAGTTTTCTGGATATTTGGGTGGGATAAATATGCATCAGTCTGCGGTATTCAACGATGTTTCATACTATCGTGCGACTGGACTACAGGAAATTCAGAGCGTTACCCTAAGGCCTTGGATTAGAGTTTTGAATGATCCTGGCATCGATCCACTAGACGATCTTGAATGGCAGTATTGGTTAGACAATGCAGACAGTTGGAATCAGGTTCTAAAGATTAATGAACTTGCTATCTATGGGGTCAGTCCTGTAACATTGTTCAACTCATACATGGGAACAAATAGACAAGTTGTTGACGATGGGGACGGACTTGTGGTTCAAGACAATGGAATAACTATATTTACTGGCGCAGAATGGTCAGATTACTTCCGTAAACCTGTATAATCTGCTATAATTTAACCATGAACCACAGGAGAAAGCCAAAAGTTGGCAAGTCTAAGGCAACCGTAATCGAAAAAGGATATGACTGGGGACTTTACTTTTGGAAGTTGCCTAACGGTCATTTGTTCCACGATGGACAAGGAAATCTCCTCAACATACCTGCAATGAAACACGACCTCGCCAAGATTGCAGAACTTAGGAGAGCCGCATCACATTATGGTCAGCCTGAAGGAACCCCTTGGTTCTACGCTGGAATTAAGCGTGCTACTGATGAAGAATACTCAGAGCAGGTAGACAGAATGCAAAATGGTTTGATTCCAAACCTTAACGATATGGGTGCTGTCTATGACGCCCAGCAAACTCTAAAAAGATATGGTGACGAAGGTTAATGGAAAGACAAGAGATTGTAATCAAGTACTCAGACGATATGCAGGAAGATGGACAGTTTGCAAACGCAGACCCATTCAATAAGTCTTGGGAAGAACTAAAGGATCTACGAGGCATTAACACAAACTTTAAAAGAAGGACCACCAGAGCAGAGAACAAGTTTGAAAAAGCAGTAAGCGATATTCCAACCAATAGAATGGGTCAGGTCGTTGGTCAGTATGCTAGAACTGCTGGCGTTCGCTCTGCTGGTATTGACGGGGTAGAGACAAAGCAGATTAACCCTGGAGAAGTTTACAGAAACGGATACGGGCTCTTTGACGTAATCACCCCTCCATACAATCTTTACGAACTTGCAAACTTCTATGACACAAACTTTGCCAACCATGCTGCAATTGACGCTAAGGTATCAAACACAGTTGGCCTTGGATATAGATTTGAAACATCTCATGATGTTGTTATGCGCATGGAAAACATGGAGAATGAAAGTGCCATGGAAAAGGCACGCAAAAGAATTGATAGGCTTAAGGGTGAGGCAGAGCAGTGGCTAGAAAGCCTTAATGATGATGATAGTTTTATCACCACAATGGAGAAGATCGATCTAGATCTTGAGTCAACGGGTAACGCATACATGGAGGTAGGAAGAACTGTAACGGGAGAGATTGGATACATCGGCCACATCCCATCAACCACTATGCGTGTAAGAAGAATCCGTGATGGATTTACCCAGATCGTTGGAGGTCAGGTTGTATACTTCCGTAACTTTGGAGCAACAAATCCAAACCCCATTACAGAAGATCCTCGTCCAAACGAAGTAATTCACTTCAAGGCATACTCACCACTAAACACATTCTATGGAGTCCCAGATATTCTTTCTGCCTATCTTTCCCTGAAGGGTGACCAGTTGGCTTCACAATTCAACATTGATTACTTTGAGAACAAGGCAGTTCCAAGATACATTGTTGTTGTAAAGGGTGCAAGGCTTGATAGCGAATCAGAAGATAGATTGTTTAGATTCCTTCAGACAGGACTAAAGGGTCAGAACCACAGAACGCTGTATGTTCCACTACCCGCTGATCAGGATGGAAATAAGGTTGAATTCCAGATGATGCCAGTAGAGGCTAACGTTCAGGAAGCATCTTTTGACAAGTATCATCAGAAGAACCGTGACGATATTCTTATGGCGCACCAAGTTCCACTATCCAAGTTGGGCGGAGTAGACACAGGTGGTCTTGCTGCTGCTCTTTCTCAGGATCGTACATTCAAGGAGCAGGTAACTAGGCCAGCACAAAGATACATGGAAAAAATGGTCAACAAGATTGTAAAGACAAAGACAGACGTTGTTGAACTTAAGTTTAATGAACTAACTCTTACCGATGAAATATCACAGTCTCAAATTATTGAAAGATATATTAAGACACAAGTTATGACACCAAACGAAGCGAGAGAGCAACTAGGATTACCACAGAGAGTCGGAGGAAACGAAGTGTTTGAAATGTCTCCAAGACAGGCAACAGACACTCGTGCAAATCTTGCGGGGAACAGACAAAGAGATGCAGAAAGAGCAAACAATGCATCTGATAGCGTTGCAACCACCACTGGGAGAAACCCAGCAGGTGAGGGAAGACGCGCTCAGTAACATTTTGATAAAAAAGTTGGTATAATAGGAACTAATATGGAAATTTCTAAGGCGCACTGGGAATCAGAAGGAAACAATTTAAGGCTTTCAATGCCTATCGCAAAGGTTGATGTTGAAAGAAGAATGGTGTCAGGTTTTGCTACTCTAGACAACATTGATCGTCAAGGAGATATTGTTCCATCAGAGGCTAGTGTAAAGGCTTTCGAAACATTTCGTGGCAACATTAGAGAGATGCATGACGACAAAAAGGCTGTAGGAAAGTTAGTCTCCTTTAAGGAAGACTCATTCTACGATCAGGAAACTGGTAAGTTGTACAAGGGTGTTTTTGTTTCTGCATATGTAAGCAAGGGTGCCCAAGACACTTGGGAAAAGGTTCTTGACGGCACACTCACAGGATTTTCAATCGGTGGCAGCGTAAAAGATTACGAAGACACATATAACGAAGAAATGGATAAGTCAATCAGAATCATCAAAGAGTACGACCTTTTCGAACTTTCTCTTGTTGACAATCCTGCCAATCAGTATGCAAACGTCATTAGTGTTGAGAAGGGGCATACTGGAGGTTATCTTTCAAAAGCCCTAATTGAAAACGTATTCTGGTGCAGCAAGGACGACATTGTTCAACTATCTTCTGATGGTTCATCAGACTGTCCTAGATGCGACAAGGGTATGAGTAACATTGGTTTCGTTGAGACTAATGACGCACAAAAGGCAGACGTAGTAAAGTCTATTCTTTCTACTATTAAAAATGATGTAAAGGAGGTAAGCAAGATGGAAAATGAAACAACTGAGACAGTCGTTGAAGAGACAGCAGAAACTGTTGTAGAGAAGGCTGTAGACACAGATGTAGAAAAGGCTGAAGATGCTGAGGTTTCCAAGGTTGACGATGAAGAAGAGATGACCGTTGGTGCAGCAGGCGAGGCCGATGAGACTGAAGATGAGTCCATGGACGATGAGGACGACATGGAGGAGAAGTCAGCAGCAGGAGGCAAGGGCTACGACGACGAGTTGAAGCCAACCAAGGCACTTGTTGATGAGATTCAGTCAACTTTCACCATGCTTGCTGACACCATTAAGGCGCTTAATGAGAAGGTAGACGAACTCAACAAGACAGTCGTAGGTGTTAAGCAGGACGTTGATGGAGTAAAGAATGAGTTTGGAAAGCGTGTAGACGCAGTGGAAAAAGATACTGCTTTCCGTAAGTCTGGCGATCTTGGCGAGGTCGTACAGGAGCCAATTTTCGAAAAGGCTCAAAGATCACTATGGGGTGGACGTTTCCTCACAAAGTCCGACCTATTCGCATAACAAATAAAAGAAAAACGGAGGTGAAATACAATGTCAGAAGAAATTTTAAAGAATCAGCCAGGTGAATCTGGTGAATGGGGTGGCACACAGCCAGGTCTCTATCAGGGACAGGGCGCTGTAGCCGCAGGTGATATTGGAGGTGTAACTGATCCCGCCGCTGGCGTATTGGGTAACATCCCAGTTGCTAACTACGGAGATACTACAGGCCCAAACGCCGTTAACCCAACAGGTGTCGCTTCTGGTCTACTCAACCCTGAGCAGGCTCGTCGCTTCATCGATTATGTGTGGGATGCCACAGTTCTTGCTAACGATGGCCGCAGAGTTACTATGCGTGCAAACACAATGGAGATCGAAAAGGTCAACGTTGGCGAGCGTGTAATCCGCGCAGCAAATCAGGCTCTTGGTGAATACACCAACGCTGGTGCAACCTTCACACAGGTTGAACTAACAACAAAGAAGATTCGTTTGGACTGGGAGGTTTCAACAGAGGCATTGGAGGATAACATCGAAGGTGGTGCTCTTGAGGATCATCTCGTTCGTTTGATGACAAATGCTTTTGCAAACGATATCGAAGATTTGGCAATTAACGGTGACGAAGGTGCAGATCCATTCCTAGGAATTATGAATGGTTTTGTCAATCAGGTCACAGGAGGATCTGACGCTCATGAGGCTGTTGTTACAGTCACAGGAAACGAGTGGACCCCAGAGGTCATGCAGCAGATCATCTACGCATTGCCACGCAAGTACCGCGCTCTTAAGAGTGGCCTAAAGTTCTACGCAGGCACAGACACATTCGCAGGAATCGTTGCTAGCAACGGTACACTTGCTGATGCCGTCTACACTTACGGCGCACGCGACACCTACCTCTCTGGTGCAGACCAGACAATTGGTAACGCTCGCACCACTCGCGTTCTCGGTATTCCAGTTCTAGAGGTTCCTTACTACCCTGCGGATTATGTAGATCTTACATTCCCACAGAACCGTACATGGGGCTTCCAGCGCGATATCACAGTTAACCGTGAGTACAAGCCAAAGAAGGACACAATTGAGTACACAGTATTCGTTCGCTTTGGTATCACATGGGAAGAACTAGACGCAGTTGCTTACGCAGACGCTGCATCTGATCCATCCTGATAACTAAATAGATCATGTTTGTGGGGGGTAGGGAAACCTGCCCCCCATAATCGTATTCTGATA